TATTAGCTTAAAAAAGACTTCTTTTTTAAGCAACATAAAGCCAGTAGCGGAATCCAGAACTTCTACAAATCCTTTATCCATTTGAATATTTCCAGGATTAACGAAATTAATGTTATAACCTAGAGATTTTTGCTCCAACATATCAAACTCTCCTTTCTTACACATTTTTTCAACACCTTGCCAATCTATACTTTTTCGAGGATATACTCCTGTAACTATATCCTTATCGAAGTCAATCATTCTCTTAACACTTGCTGCTGTAAAACCTATATCAGCATCAATAAACATTAAATGAGTATGCTCCTCTGGTTCTTTTTCACATAAATCTAAAAATTGAGCAACAAGAGTATTTCTCGCCCGAGTAATAAGACTTTCGTTTCCCATTGTATTTATATGTAATTTCCAATCTTTTTGTTGAGAAAAAAGAGATGATAGTTTTAATACTCCATGAAAATAGCCTTCGCATAATAGACCTCCATATGCAGGGGTTGATAACGTAACGCCAATTTTTTTATGTTTTGGAATATCTTTAGATTCACTATCACTCATGTGATAACGATAGTAACACTTCCTAAGCCAGATGTTAACAAATTTGTTGTAATTGAACCAAGACCATTGTATTGTGAGGGAATTGTCGGTGGAAAAATTGGCTCTAATTGGTCAGGAACTCCTCCCGTTTGAGATAAGTTCGCTTGAGGTCTAGCATTTTTTAAAGCTGTCGCATCAGTAAAATAAGTTAAAGAGAGCTGAGGTTGTTTAGGTTCCCATTCTGAATCATGAACGAAAGCTCCAGTCCATTCAAATCTCATTTCATTATAAGGAAAAGCTAATCCACTTCTATCTGAAATTGCAAGTGCAAATTCTCCTGGAGCCCACTTCTGAAAAGGGGCTCTTTTAGGTCTCTTTCCTTGTCCTGGTAAATTAGACATAATATTTAAGTTCCGTTATAATATGAAGTCGATGGAATAATCTTAGTTGAAGGACTATCATCACCAGCTATTAGTCTTTCAAAAGCTGATTCATAATCTATTTTTAATTCCGCACGCCTATTAATATCAATATTAGGTCTTTTTTGAGATAAAAAGAAAGTTAGTCCCGAACACATACATTCAATCGCACGCGAGGGAACATCTGTATTTTGTTCTACTCCAGCAACAGTACTTGCTGTAATGTCCATAATTCTTCGAATCCTCCAATAATTCACAACATCTGTGGAATCATCTGGAGCTGGGTATAAATAAATCTTAGGTGTTGATGTTCTTTGAAGATAAAATTGAGTCGGTCTTGACTCTGTCGCTTTATTTTGAATTGCTGAATAATCATTAAGACCTAATCTTGACATCGCATAATATAATCCAGTACTTTCTTTAATATTAGCATTAATTATATCTATTGTATCTGCGGGAAGATCGTATGAGATTGTACTCTTAACTATTGTTAAATCCTTTTCTTCGACAGTCCATTGATTGTAACCACGATTAGCCCAATCACTAAACATAATATTTAAACTACGTCTAGCAGATCGTACATCATAGCCTAGAATTGGATCTCCTCCAATTCGATCATATGCTTCTTGTATTACGTCATTTACCGTTAAAGCAAATGTCGCTTGATCTGATAAAGCCATTTTTGATTATCCCCAAAATGCTGTAATTGCAGTAACATTTGTCATTGTTGCATTACAATTGGTTGAAAATCTTATTCCTTCTTGTGGAAACGAAATCCATATTTGACCACTATCAACTCCTGCTGCAGTATCCATCGTTAATAGATTAGTTCCTCCGTCGTCAAAAACGACTGTTCCTGCATTAGCTGTTGGAAGAGCTACGCAACCATAAAGTCTAACGGGTCCTGCAGAAATTGCTCCAGTTGTTGTTCGTCTAACTGCTGTAATATTTGATCCTGCCATTTTTTCTCCTATGTATATTTTACTAAGTTTGTTAATCTCTTTTCAAGATCAACAGCCCTTTGCATTGGGCTAGTATATCCTGTTATTTGGGCGAGTAAAGCTTTTTGATTCTCCTTTTGTTGAAGGTCGCTTAGAACAGTCGTACCCTTATAAGGATCTGCTGTTTCCCCTTCCCACTCAGGGACATCAAGTGGTACACCTGTGGTGAAGCTCTCGAAAGTATCGATAACTTCTTTAATTCCGTCTAGTTTTTTTTTAAGTTCTTTATCGGATTCTTCTTCTTCCAATTTACCTTTTTCTATAAGCTCCTTAGCTTTAATAACAGCTGCTGCATCATATTCAACTTGTCCTTCTGTATCAAGTGTTTCATATTCACCAACCTCTGTCTCTAATTCCTTCTTTGCTTTTTCTTTTTCTGAAAATTCTAAATATTTCTTCTTCTTTTCATCTTCAGCGTCATCGTCATCTTTTTTAAAAAAATCAGAAGCTTTGTCAGCAGCGGTCTTTAACCATTCAGGACCATACTGATTCCAATATTCTTTAAATGCATTCTCTGCCATAACTTATAAAACCTCTAATTTACTAAAAAATAAATCGCAATAATTACTACCACTACAGTAGCGGATATCTTTGGATTAGCTTTTGCTAGTGCCCAAAGTTGTTTTACTTTTTCCATAAATTCCTCCGTTATGAGAGGGCCCGAAGGCCCCCTAAATTATAATTATGTTACGCTGTTATTCTGTATATACGATACTGTAACTACACCTTCACCAACAGATCCATCGCCATCGGTTGCTGTAAACTGAGCAATTACATTAGCATCAGTTGTTCCTACATCTGCCAATGCGGGAATTGCTGCAGCAATTGGTCGTGTTCTTGCTATCGTTTTTGCAGTTGTTGCAGCAATCATTGCTGTTCCATTTGCAGTTGTTCCCACAGATAAAGTTGCAGCGTTAGTGTCGTCACCTGCGATGATGACATCCATTGTAACATCAGTTATTTGTGAGTTTGCCGGAATAACACCTACTGTAGTATTTGCACTTGCTCCGCTCAAAGTTATTGATTTTGATTGTGACATTTCTACAAAACCAACGTTCTTGATATCAGAACCTACAGTAGTTCCTGTTGTTTCTCTTATCGTTCCAGCTTTTACTGGACCCGAAAATGTTGTTGTTCCCATAAGTCTATCCTCCTTTTAAAAATAGTCTGCTTTCGCAGTCGTTTGGGTTACTAGGCGCCGAAGCGCCTAGCATTGATTAGTTATTATGCAGCTCCTTCGGAACCGTATACACCTCTCCAGTCAGTAAAACCGAAAGAATATCTTTCTCTAACTTTGTATCTTAAATTACCAGTTTCAAAATCGCCTTCTACAGCTTTTTTGATTGGTGCTCTAAGGAAGTGTTTCATTCCATCTGGGCAATCAGTTAATATGAAGTATTGATCAGGGTCAGTAAATCTTTGATTTACTACAACACCTTCAGGGATCATACCCATATTTCTAAGTGCATTGATGTCATTGTCAGCAGTTCCCGGTCTTAAATTAGACTTAAGGATTCTTTCTGCAATAAACACCAATTGAGGTGGAACCGCAAGTTTTCTTCCTGATAAAGCAACAGGTATACTTCTGTCATCAACAGCTGTTGAGATTTGAACTAAAATTGTCTCTAAAGACGTTTCAGATAAATCTGCAGCAGTAGATAATGTATTAGAAGCAGTACCGCCACCACCTAGTGGGTGAGAAGCATTTAATAATGATACTCCATCTCCACCAACTGATGTGCCAGTTGCGTTATTGAAAACATTTGCGCCTTTTATTTCTTTAGTTTGTTGCATTGATCTTGCTAGTGCTCTTGCGTATTTAGCGCCTAGAGAACCGTACAAGCCATCTTCTTCAGCTTCCTCAGTTATTGCGAATGCTAAAGCGACAGTTTCATGCACATACCTAGAAACAAAGCCTTCTCTGCCAGAATCATAATTGATCATGGCACCTTCAGCTTTGGTTGGTGCAGCTCCGAATCCGATCATTTGTACATCTTCTTCGAATGCTTTCATTGATTGCTCTGTAGAATATAAAGCTCTCCATTGTTCTGGATATCTATCATATTCCATACCAAACACGGTATTTAAACCTAGATTGAGCTGTTTGGTAAAAAGTGCTCTATTTAAAGCCATTTTTTAACTCCTATTGTTAAGGTTAAATACCAGCTTGACGAGTACCATATAGAGATAGATTGATTACTACTTCTACATCAGCATCAGCGCCAACTGCATTTTTAGGATAATCAATTAAACGAAGAACTCTCAATGATTTTGCAGTTGCTGCAAGAGTTGAGATATCCAATTCGTCAGTTGAATGTCCATAGGTTGAATTAAAAGTTCCAATAGTAATATTTGCTAATTCGCCAACATTTGCGTTTGCGAAAGTTCCATTACATTGAACCTTATATGTTATATTTGGATCATCATACACATATGCTTTAATCGGGTCACCCGATTTAGCAGTTGTTGCATTGTTCCAAACTTTCTTAAATTTAACATCGCCTGTGTCATTATCGATGTATTCAACACCATCAAAAACTCCGAGCACTACTCCGCCCGCAGTTCCTCTGATGATTGTACCATCGGTATGAAGTGCAACAATATCACCACTTGCAAGATTAGCTGCATAGCTGTTTGCAATAGGATATTCATTACTTCTTATAACACCGCCTGTTAAATGTCTTAACGGTGTAAAACCGTTAGGTGCATCTACGTTTGCCATAGTTATTTGTCTCCATAGTTAGTTTGTTACTCTTTAAAGCCACCTCTAGTAACAGAACTTTTATAAGACCTTTGTATGGGTTGTCCAGGTGATTCTACTCTATTCATATCTTGAGCAACTGAAGTCATTAAACTTTCAGTCATTTTTGCGTAATATTCATTACGCTGAGTTACCATTGCTTCTGGCATTTCACAGAGTACCATTCCTTCTATACCTATACATCCAATAAACTTGCCATGTTCTATCGTTGGAAAGTGTTGACCATCTTTGACAGTTTTAATGTCTCTTGGTTGCCAACCTTCTCTCAATCGTTTAGCTACATTTGTCGGCGTTTCCTGTCCCAAGACCATAGTGGCAATCCATCTTTGTTTC